AACCTTTGGCTCAAAGAGACGGGCCGAAGGTTTCGGAATGTGGCTGCCCGAGGTAACTGGAGTCGAAGCGGAGCCAGAGCGATTCAGTACAAAGACACCATTCCCCATCAGGAGCTTTTTATAAAAAAGTAGAGATATGATCGCACAAAACAATAGGAATGTTATAATGGTAATACAAGCGATCTAAAGCCAATGCACACTCGTTGGCCTTGGTTCTAATCTTAGAACGTTCGTCAATGTAGAAATCGAAGAAATTTTCACAGTGTTGACGGTTAATTAGGAGTCGAACATCCGGTACGATCTCCTCGCCAGTTTCAAACTGGTGCTCTTGCAATTCTTCTATCGTCCATAGAATGGATTCAATAGCTTTAACAGCACGCAATGCCTGCGTGATATGCCACCTAACACGGTGGTATCTTTTGCCATTCCATGGCGGAAGCATGTCCCCTCCGAACAAAGGACGGGGACGCTTGCGAATCCAACGCACCGACTGGGCGGCTTGAGGTTCGTCAGCAACTAAGGCTTCATCAGGATAGGCACCTACTTCTGGGAACGCCGCAATCATTTGAGTGACCGGGGAAGCCCAAGCGTCACTTAAGTACTGTGCAACTACCGTTGCGCAACAGTGATGGGTCATACCCATAACATGGAACCATGCAACATCGGGCATTGCCCGAAACAGGGACTATAAGGGAGAGCATGACTAGGGCCCTAGTCATATTATTACCCTTATAGTCACTAGGGACCTAGGACCTAGTATATGCCTCAAGAAAACAAGTATAAGAACTGGGTTTTTACTTGGAACAACTACACAGATGAAGATGAGAAGGTCCTTCAAGCTTACTTCGAATCCGGTAGGGCCACCTACCTTGTGTATGGAAGAGAAGTCGGTGAATCAGGAACCCGACATCTCCAGGGCTACGTGCAGTGCACGAAGCGACAGCGACGCGGTCCGCTCTGCAAGACATTCAGATGCCACGTCGAGCCGCAGGCGAAAGCGAGCACGGCGGAACAAGCCGCGGAGTATTGCAAGAAAGATGGCGATGTCAAAGAGTTCGGCGAACTTACCAGAGCACGCGCTCGGCGAGATTTGGATGAAGTCCGAGAGGCGTTGCGATCTGGCGAATCGGCCCTTGCAATCGCGGATAGCGTTTCATTTGGTACCTACCTACAATACCATCGGGGATTGGACGCATACGCTCGTCTACTTGTGCCAACAAGAGATTGGGCTCCAACCGTGTACTATTTGTACGGAAACACCGGAGTTGGAAAGACTAGAACAGCGTTTGAGTTCCTCAAGAGAGAGTACCCAAACTCAACGCCCTTTATCACCTGGGATCGTGACCTCAAATGGTGGGATGGATACATGGGACAGTCTGGAGTCATCCTGGAAGAATTTGATGGAACGGTCACCATCACCTGGCTTTTACAACTGTTGGACCGATACCCTTTTAAGGTCGCCGTAAAAGGAGGATCTATAAATTTCGTGGCGCGGACGATATTTATCACCAGTAATGCCCCGCTAAATTACTGGTATCCCAACGCTCTGAGCAGACAGACCGATGCGCTCAGACGAAGGATCACTGTCGAAAAGGAACTGAAGGATGGGGACTATTCTGAGGCGCTTTTTGAAGAACTTCGTATGTTGTCGAATCCGGATCCGGTCACGGAGTCGAATGAAAATGACGAGAAGTCGTCAGATGTCGTTTAGCCAATAAACACATTCAAAATGAGCGTCGAAGATGGAGATCCTTTTGATGCCAGCGATTACTCTTCTAATACGTGGAGTAGCCACAGGGCGACTGGTACTCCTGTACTGGGTCCGCCTATAGACCCTGGGGATTTGTGGCCTACACATAGATCGCTGGAGGTAGATTACGCAAGGAATGATCGGGCGTTACGGAGGAGGAGAATCTACAGTCCCATTCGTAGTTCGCCGGACGAGGTCAACGCACCTGGGGAACATAGTTCTAGTGGATGGGGATTTGATCCTCATCAAGGATTTCAAGATTCGTTGAACATCCCGTTACCAGACGACGATTTTACATGGCCAGAGGATGTAACGATGGAAGAGATATACAGCAGAGGTGCTTTAGAAGATGATATTAAAGTAGATGCTGCTGGATATGGTGTGTTTCCGGAGGACGAAGTCCCGTATTACGCCCCTGGTCCGGAGACAACACCGCAGGATATATTCAGGGTGAACCCTCTGAATCAGTCAAACGGTAATTATCGCGCATTCATGGACGCGTTTCCTTTGTCTTTGGCTAGCAGCGAAAGCAGCGGCAGTAGTGCGTCTAGTGCAAGCACGACCACGACCAAGAAACGTCGACGCCGTAAGGCGAAGTTTGAACCTTACGTTAAGACCCGTCCCAAAAAGGAAATCATTACGATTCCTGGGCGGAAGTATTATCTTAACAAACCCACAAAGAAAAGACGACGTGCCAACTACAAACACATAGCAAAGATTCACGGAGCTCGAGGAAGTGAGACGTCGATTGCGCATTTTGGAAAAGACTGGGCGAGTGCTACTGACACCCAAAAGCTTAATCGTCAAGCCTATGGGTTTTTTGGTCACGGAGGATATGCCAGTATGGCAATGGCCGGACTCGGCGGAATTTATGGTGGAGTAGGAGGCGCTATGTCTGGTTTTAGCAAAGGTTGGCGACATGGAAAGACATTTGCTAAGATGCATGGCTATGGAGACTACGGAGCCGGGTCTGCCAATCAGATTATCATGGGATCTGACCAACAAGCAATCAGCGTTAATAGGGATAGTCGCAGCGGTGATATTTTTATCGAGCATACTGAATTTGTTGGCAATCTCATTGCGAGCGGCAGCGCTAGCTCGGCTACCAACTTCCAGGTTACGCAGTATCCTATTAACCCTGGATTGAGCACCGTATTTCCGTTTTTGAGTCAGTTAGCACTCAATTACGAGTTATACGAATTTCAGGGACTTATTTTCCAATATAAGCCAACGTCAGGCGAATATGGAAATAATAACAGTAATGCATTAGGAAAGGTTATATTTGCGACAAATTACGATCCTGATGCACCAGCGTTTTTGAATTCTATCCAAATGGAGAATTATGATTATGCAAACGCAACTAAACCGTCATGTGGTTTATATCATGGTGTTGAAACTGCACCCGGAACTAGACTACAGAACATGATGTATGTTAGGACTGGCGCTGTAACACGTGATAAGATATTTACAGACTTGGGAACTTTAAATATCGCGACTGAAGGTATTCCTTTGGGCGCAGGGACAACGTCTCAATTGTGCGGTGAAATATGGGTGACATACCGAATTCGGCTTAGCCGTGCACAATTATTTCAAAATGTATTAGGTGGTAATGTTGGATTTTATCAAGCTTATTGGAATCCAACTACACCTGATTTTTGTGCTGGGTTGAGTCCTTATACAGGCAACAACTTTGCGCTGTCTAGAGTTTCGAGCAACAGCACATCGGTTACTTTTGAATTTCCTGTAACAATATCTGCAGGAGCATATTGGATAACATTGTATGGTTATACGGGCAGTACTGTGACGAATTACTTTTTGCAGTACACTCCCACAAATGGAACGATATTTAATTCGCTTCTAGGTGGCGTTCCGTTTAATGCTCCTCGCAGTATTAGTTTTGCCACCAACAACACAGATCGCATGATGCAGGCTTATGGCATTAATGTGAATGCGCCTGGTGCGACAAAGTGTTCGTTTACGGTTGGTGTTAACAGTACCGTGAATGGCAACGCATTTTATATCGTTGTAACACAAGTACCGATATCAGTCACGGTGTAGCCGAGCAGCAACTACGGGCCTGCGAGGCAAAATTGGATAAAAATGGGGTTAAGTACGGGTAAATCGCGTGTTCGGGGGTGTTTAGGGTGCTGCCCAGCTTTAGCGTAAATTAAAAAAAAGACGGAACCTTTGGCTCAAAGAGACGGGCCGAAGGTTTCGGAATGTGGCTGCCCGAGGTA